CTTACTCTGATACGGTCCTCAAAGACCAAGCTCTAAACGATCCAACCACCACCACAGACAAGCATTTCAAAATGCTTGTCTGTGGCTCTTGTTTCGCACAAAAGCTGGGACCTTCATAAGACAAGCATTGCGGTTTGCAGCAGGTGATCATAGTCGCCCGCCATGGCCTCGACCATAAAGGTGGCGATCGCGTCATCGGGCAAGTCGGCCTGCCTTGCGGCCTGGCGGCAGCGGCCCATGACGGCAAAGGCATTGCCGTCATGGCCGGTTAGTTCGACAGTGACGTGGGGGTATTTCGGGCTCATGGTTTCGGGTTCCTTCCGGCAGTCACAGCGACAACAGGCGTGACCCGCGCGCATAGTCCAGTCGTATGTCAACGAATTCATAGGGGCAGACGGCACGCCCGCGCCTGCTCCCGGAGCACGGCGTAATCTGCGAGCCAGCCTATGATCAGTGCGCCTTCCGGCAGCTTGGCCACCTCGTCGGCCACGCGCGCCTGCTGCGGACGGCTGTAATTCACTACCGGAGGGCAGGCGCTGGGCGGGGCGTCAGAACCCACCATCGCGCAGGCGCTCAAGAAGATCGTCGCGGCCATGAGGGCGGCGACTGGCTGCGTCCAGCATCTGACGTTGGATTTCATGGGCTTTCTCCGATGTTGAAAGGCGCTCCGCCAGCCGCCCGGTGCGTTCACCGGCACGGCGGAGGGTCAGCAAGAACAGGGCGATGGCAAGGGCTGCCAGCATGAGGCCCAGCGCTTTGCGCGCCGGGCCGCTGGCGAGGAGAGCGGTGATCCAGCCCATCATCGTTGCCCTCGTTTCCAGTCGTCGATGCGGGCGTGGATGGCGACGGCGATGCCGATTAGCGCGACGGCGATGAACACCCAGCGCAGGGTGTCGAGGTAGGGCACCAGCGGCAGGATGGCGGACTGGGTTTCGGCCAAGACCTCCTGTGCCACTTCGACACCGGCAGCGCCAACAGTGGCAATGCCTGCGGCCCCGCCGCCTTTCAGGGTGCGGCTGTCAGCCAGCACTTCGCGGGCAGGCTGCACCTCCGGCACGAAGGGCGTGGCGCGGGCGGAGAACGGTTCGCCCCAGCTGCGTGCGGGCCCGAGGTCGATGTGCATGAAACCCGAGCGGGGATAGGTACCAAAACCGAGGAAACCCACGGCGCGTGCCGCCTCGGCGAAAGTGGCTGGGTCATGGTTCGACATGGCGATGTCGAAAGCTGTGCCCAGCATGTGTTTTGAGGCTGGGGCCCCGCCGACTGCACGGTTGTGGCTGGGGCTGCGATAGCCGGAGCGGACGATCAGCGGTTTGCCGAGACGGTTGCGCAGGGATTGCAGCTTGTCCATGGCTTCGGTGTTGATCTTGATCGCCCCGGTGCCGCGGCAGGCGATCTCGGCCGGGGAAAAGCTGGGCCAGCGCCAGGCGCTTTCAGGCACGTCGCGGAAATGAGCGTAGGTCGTAGTCGGCATGTTGGTCTCCAGAAATGCAAAACCCGCCCCCGCGCGGCAATGCCGCGCAGACTTTACGATCTGGCGGGCATTGCCCGCCGGGGGCGGGTCGAGTGGAAGATTTGATGATGGGTTTGGTCGTCGGTCAGTCGGTGCGGCCGCGCTGGAAGGCTTCAAACATCAGATCGCGCATGGCGCGGATGTCAGTCTCGATGCGTTCCAGCCGGTCTGCATCGCCCTTGCGATCCTCGGCGCGCTGCCGATCCACGCGCTCGCGCTCGGCCAGCAGCTCGCGGTCCAGCCGCGCCAGCATTGCGTCGTTCGTGAACGCCCGGCGCGTGACGGCGGCCAGCAGGGCGATGGTGCCGCCGATCAGGACGGTGATGGCGGCGGCGATGCCGTTATCGCGCAGGGCGTCGCCGACCTCCTGGAGGATGCTGGATTTCTCAGTCATAGGGTTCCTTTCGCTGACGCGGTCTTGCGGTTCAGAAGTCGGTTTCGACGTAGACGCCGGAGCAGTCGTAGGCGACCGCCGCCACCGTGGCGCCGGTGTTCATGTAATTGCGTGGACTCAAAAGCTGGGTTGCGGCGGGCATGTCGGCGGTGATGGTGAACTCGACCGCCGCCCCACTGACCTCTTCAACCACCCGCACGCCGATGTCCGATCCGTTCGGCGCAGCGGCAATGTAGAGCGTCAGCACGTTGGTCAGGCTGTTTACCGGGAAGCTCGCGCCGAGATCGGTCAGCGTCGGCGCGCCGGAACCATCGTTGTGCACCAACTGCCAGTTGGTGTGGGTGCCGCGCTGGAAACCGATGCCGATGCAGTTGACCGCAGCCGCCAAGGTCAGCGTGGTGGCCAGCGCAGCAGTCGAGCCATAAAGCCCGAAGAAGCCCATGCCGTTTGCCTGCAGGGTCGTCAGAGACAGCCGGTTGACGTAGTTCCATCCGCCCAAACCATCGGCATTGCCGCGCCAGCAGACCCAGCCTGCAGATCGTTCTTCGGCCACCGCGTCGGCTGTAGCGGCACTGGTGACCCGCCAGCGCCGCATGCTGGTTGAGAGGTTGGTGGTGGCGAGTGTCGGTGTGGCCACGGTGCCGACGGCGGTGCGCGGCATGCCATTGGTGTTGACGGTTGTGCTGGTTGAGGGTGCCCATGTGGCTATCCGATTGACCCCGAAATGCGGCTGCAGTGGGAAGAACCGTCCCGACGGGCGCTGCACATCCAGCCAACCGGCCCCGGCGCGATCCCGGGCATAAACCGCGAGCTTGCCCGCAGGCGGCGGGACTGGTGCTGCGGGCAGGCTCGGCATCAGGAGCGGTTCAGGCAGTTCAACCCGGCCGGAGCTGCGGTCGATCTTGATGGCATCAAAGAAGGTCGATCCGTCCGGGCTGACCTTGAAGCTGAAATCGTCGCTGCCCAGAAGCCCGATCAGCGCCCGCGCCGAGAACCCGGTCTTGAACGCGAAGGCGGCGTCGTTTCCAGCGGCGTTCTTGTTGAATGTCGCCTCGATCCCGGCTCCGGCGTTGTTGAACAGCATGGCGGGCGCGTTGATCGACAGGCGGTTATAGCTGTCGGCGGTTGCTCCACCGAGGCCGAGCAGCTGGGCGGTGAGGTTTGCCTGTGGCATGCCGACCTGCGTCACGGCATTGGCGAAGGTGACCGTCGGCGTGTTGATCACGGTGCTGCCCCCAGCCCCAGCAGTGGCCGAGCCGATGTTCACCACCGTGTTGGACCCAGAAGCGCCGCCGGTGCCGAGGTTCAGCGTCTTGGTGACGCCGGTGGTCGTAGCCCCGGTTCCCATTCCATAGGTTGCTGTCGTCGTCGCCGTGCCGATGGATGCTGCTGCCGCCGAAACGGTGACCGTGCCCGAGGCCGTCAGCGTGCCAGAAAACGTCTTGTTGCCACTGAAGGTCTGGGTGCCCGCAAGGATCGCCAGTTCCGAAGATGTGTTGGGCAGGGTAAAGCTGCGCGTAGTACCGGTGCTGATACCTGAGAGAGAAAACAGCGCCCTTTTGGTCGGATCAACGGCGTTCACCAGACTGAAGATGGCATCCGACACATCTTGCGGCACGCCGACCGGATCCCAAGCAGACCCATCCCACACAGCGAACGCGGCCTCATCCGCGATCCAGGCCAGCCAGCCCGAGCGCGGTACCAGCCGCATCCATACGCCATCGACCCAGAAGGCCACATTCAGATCCCAGCCCGCCCAGAGACCAGTGGCACCCGAGGCCACGATATGTCGGTCTCCGTCAGCGGGACTGGCGGTTGGCGTCGTGCGGTTTCGGTCGAGGACCGACAGCTGGACCATGGCATCGAGCAGCCGCAGCGCTTCATTGTGGGTGACATGCTTCTGGGCCTGCGATGCCAAGATGTAGGGCAGCAGGAGATGGGTGGTGATGTCGGACATGGTCCTGCTTTCAGAAGGTGAGCGTGACGGATCGAACGGCACCCCGGCCGATCAGGGCCGAGAGCTGGTAGATACGGATGGCGAGGGATTGGCCGGGGCCAAGGGGAGCGCCCCAATCGGTTGTCTGCTGGGCGGCGGTGTAGAGGGCAGAGGGTGTGGCAACTTGTAAGGTTCTCTTGCGAGTTGCCCCGTCGAAGATTTCCACCTCATAGGCCTCACTGTCTTCCGCCAAAGGAACATCGCCCGCACCCCAGTTATCGGCTGCAAGCGACCGCGACCGGCGTGTCCAGCGGATCATCAAGTCGCCCGGGTTGCGTGCTGTTCGCCATGGCTGTGGAACATGGCACCCCGAGAAGGGCCGCAGCCCAGCGCCCTCAGGCGTGAATGTGGCCGCGACAAAGGTTTCATCGCTAACCGGGCGTGAGGCCGGGCCGATGCGCCAGTTCCATGGCAGACCGAGATCGGCCTCAGAAATCGTTAGTGAGGCCAGCGTGTTGTCCAGCACGACAACCCGCGCGCCGGTCGGGACGATGCTGACAACAGCACCTTCTGTCCCACGCTGACCGCGCAGCAGCCGGATCAGGCGATATCGTCTCGGCGCGATCAGCTCTGCCGCTCCCGCTTGGACGATTTCCCATTGCCCGGGACCAGTTTCCACTGCGAGTGCATTGGCCCCGCCCAAGAGCGCGATGTCGGTGACGCTTTCTAGTGTGCCCGAAAACAGATCGACCACCAGCGCATTGCCAAGATCAAAGCGCGACACCGGCCCAGCATAGAGATTTTCCGCTGTCACGCCGATCCGGGCGCGGCCGCCAAAAGTGGTCAGCAGCGCAAAACCATCCGTCGCGGCGCTGCGATAAACCGCCATTTCACCGGGCCACGGCTTTGCATGGGCGACGGCAAAGGGCCGATGCGCAGGCTGATCCTCGCGCAGCTGCGGCAGGTCCAGCAGAAGAACGTCAGGCGCCCCAAACACGGTCGGCGTTGAGAGCGAAGCTGGGCGCGGTTCTCCGGGCGGCAGGTCGTAGACCGCACGGTCCTGACGCACCGCATCGATGCTGCGCAGATCGGAATCCGCAATCGAGACCAGCCGCATTTCTGTCAGGCGGCCATCATGATCAAGCAGGATCACGTCACAAGGGTCCAGTGCCAACCGCGAGGGCGGCAGGCGGAACACGGCACTTTCGCGTCCAACCCATGCCTCCATCAGCGCACGACGGCAACGTCGCTCAGCCTCTTCCGGCGGAACAGCCATCGGGAACGCCTCGGATGCGATGCGCGTGGTGTCGACCGTGATCCGGCGGGCTTCGACCTGTGCTGCATCATAATCCTCGTCGGCGCGGGCGACCTGCCATTTCAGCGCCTGCGGCAGTTCGGTCTCCTGCGCGCGGGTCAGTTCCATCACATCGCCCTGTGCCGAGGCGGTGGCCACCATGCTGTCGGGTGTGATGGTCAGACCGGCGATCCGGCCGCGCATCAGGAACTTGATGCGGCCCTCGCTCTCAACGGCATCAAAGCCGAAGTGGCGGGCCAGCGTCGAAATCGACGCGCGCGGGGCTTCGAGTGCCGAAATCACATAGCCTTCAACCGCGCCCCAGAGGCCGGAAACATCGATGCGGCTCTCCGGCATCCCGGCGCGCAGGCAAAGGTGCCTCACAAGGGCGCCCAGTGACACCGCTCCCAGCCGTCCTGTCAGCCAGTGCCCACGCCGCCAATTCGGGCCATCGGTCCAGACAGTGGTGAGTTCGGGGAAAAATGGATAGGGCCGTGCGTCCCAGGTCCAAGCGGCGCATTCAGGGACATGGACCATCCGCGCGCCAGTTACACCCGACACAGGGTTATTTGCCGGATCAGACCAGAACAGATAGCTCGCCTCGAGATAGGCGCGCTGAATGGCATCGTCACGCCAGCCGCGTGAAAAGTATGGCGTGAAGCTTTCTGACGATTTCGGATCAAAAAACACGTTGGGCTGGTTGGTGCCACGATCAATGGCCGGGCAGCCCAACTCGGTGAACCAGATCGGTTTTGATTGCGGCACCCAAGCGGTGGGTGTCCCGCTCTCCACGCCACCGGGTCGGTTGTAATGCGGGTTCGACCACCAAGCCCGCAGATCCTTGAAGCGAAACACCCATGGCTTGCCTGCAGCGCCATCTGTGATCGGCGTGCGGTTTTGTGCCGTTCGGTCAGCCGGGCTGGCATAGAACCAGTCATACCCCTCGCCGCCGGTGATGTTCGATTGCAGGTAGGATCGGTCATAGATTGCGGGAGCCAGCGCGGCGTCGGCATGATCAAACCCGTCGCGCCAATCCGACAGCGGCATGTAGTTGTCGATGCCGACGAAATCGATGTTCGCGTCAGACCAGAGCGGGTCGAGGTGAAAATACACGTCATCTGAGCCGTCGCTTGGATGGTGCCCGAAATATTCCGACCAGTCAGAGGCGTAGCCGATCTTGGGCCCAGCGCCGAGAATGGACCGGACATCGGCCGCGAGGCTCTTAAATGAGGTGACGGCGGGATAGGTGCTGGCACCCGAGCGGATGGTTGTGAGTCCGGGCATTTCTGACCCGATCAGGAAAGCGTCGACGCCACCAGCGGCTTTGCACAGATGCGCATAATGCAGGATCATCCGGCGCAGACCCCATTCGCCAACCGGGCCAATCCAGCTGACATTTTCGCCGGCGACGCTGAAACTGGCGGGCGTTGCGGTGCCGAACAGCGCGGTAACCTGCGTCGCGGCCGAGGCAGTTTTGTCCACGGACCCGGCGTAACCCGCCGCCGGGGAACAAGTGATGCGCCCGCGCCAGGGAAAAGTCGGCTGGCCCACCCCGGCAGCGTTGGCGCTATATGGATTGGGCTTGGTGTTGCCGCTCGGCACATCCATCAGCAGGAACGGATAGAAGGTCACCCGCAGGCCACGCGCCTTCATTTCCTTGATCGCCTGCACCACTGCGAAATCCGCCGGTGTTCCGCCATAGACGGGGCGATCTTCGGCATCCCGGCTGACCAGAAAGGCACTGGCGCGACTGACGCCATTTACCGACCAGGACGAGGGTGTCGTGGTCTTGGCCGCAACCTCGACGCCAGGCCGAACCTTGCAATTGCCTGCCCGCAGATCATCACCGAACCAGGCAACCACCAGCGACACACTCTCCACCGCCGGTGCCATCGATTGCAAACGATCCAGCGCCACAACGATATCGGCGGTATCGGAAATGGCATTCAGGTTCTCGGCACCGGTGGATTTCTTGACCGGCACGGTCGCATAGCTGAACTCGCCAGAGGCCGGGATCAGCGTCACCGCCTTGACCAGACCTTCAGCAGTGTCGGCATCAGCCAGCGGCCGGAACACTTCAAAACTGATCTGCGGCAGGCGGTTGCCAAAGGCACTGACGTCCAGCTCTTCAAACACCACATAGGCGGTGCCGCGATAGGCGGGGGTGTTGGCCGCCCCCATTTTGGCTGCAATGAACGGATCGGGGCTTTGCGCCTCGTCGCCGGGATACCAACGCCAAGTGACCCCGGTCATATCCATGGGCTTGCCGTCAGCCCAGACGCGGCCGATGCCGGTGATCTCCCCCTCGCACAATGCGACGGCGAAGCTGGCGTAGTAAAGATATTCCGTGGTTTTGACCTTCGGCCCACCACCTTTGCCGCCGCCCTGACTGGTGGTGTTGACCTCCTCGCGGAAATCCGTGGCCCAGATGATATTGCCGCCGATCCGCATCCGCCCGTAAAGGCGCGGGATCACGGCGCCTTCGGTGGAGGAGGTGATGCGCAGGCTGTCCAGCCGCGCGCCCTCGATCCGCTGGGCGGGGGCGAGGGACGACACGATCCAGCTATCGACAACCGACCCGATGGTCGAGCCGATGAATCCACCGATGGCAGCGCCGGAAAAGCCGAGGATGGCACCGCCAAAACCAGCGCCGATTGCGGAGCCGACGGCGCCGAGGACAAGTGTTGCCATGTGTGGGGTCTCAGCGTTGAGGGAACAGGAAGGCGAAGGCGATGCGCCGTCGCCAAGTTGGGGTCAGGATTTCCTCGACGACGCCAAGCCGTTCGTATGAATGGATGAAGCGGTCGGGGGTGGTCAGGATCCCGACATGCTTGGCGATGGCGCGCGGGGCCATGCGGAACAGGACCAGCGCGCCGGGACCGACATCACTCATTGCAATCGGGATCAACATCGATGCGGCACCGTTCGCCAGCACCTCGTGCGGCCCTGTCTCTCCCCAATCCCGACTGTAGGGCGGGATCGGAAAAGGCTCTTTCCCGACCACGTCGCGCCAGACGCCGCGTGCCAGCCCGAGGCAGTCGCAGCCGATCCCGCGCAGGCTGGCTTGGTCGTGATAGGGCGTGCCGAGCCATGCCCGCGCTGTGGCGACAACGAGGACGGGATCAGCGATGGCTCTCGTGCATCGTGAGACGATGCACTGCCGCCCGCCGTTTCCAACGGAAACGTCATTCATCACAGCACGCTCCCCTCATGGCCGCCGTCCTGGCTGGCATAACGCAGCACTGCGTCCTGCCCCGGGATGTTGGGAAACCCGCGAAAGTTGGCGGTGTTGGCGAACTTCGCCCCACAGGTGGCGATGCGCTTGTCGCAGCCTGCGCGGGCGATGAAGCTGTCTCCCTCGCCGATGCTGCGCACCGGTGCTTCCAGCAGGGTCAGGGTCGCGATGGCATCGGTCAGGCCATGGGCCAGAACTTCGGTCATCCGACCGACATTTGCGCCGCTGGTCCATGTAAGGGTTCCAGAGGTGAACCAGCCTGCGTCAAACCCTGCGATGCCCGATGCCATGAATGCTCGGTCACGCAAGAGGTAGGTGATAACGCCCGCGCCCTTGTAGACAGCGTTTTCCAGATCGATCCCGCAGCGCGCATCGCCCAAGCGGGCGTCACATCCCGCCTGAAACGTCCGCCCGACAGTCTGGCCCAGCACATGTGCGAGCGAGCGGACCTCGGCCACGAAGGCCATGCGGCCGCGCCGGATTTGTCCGACCGCACCCCGGCGCAGCAGGACACGCTGGCTGGTGTCGACCCAGTTCACCCGCCACAGCTCCACCGCCGCATTGTCCCAGCGCCCGTCGAGAATGTCAGTCTCGGTGATCCGGTCCGAGGTCAGCACGCCGGTCGCGTCCTGCGCATCGACGGCCAGATCGGAGCCAGACCGGATTTCCGAGGCGGCGAAACCACTTTCAGGCTCAAATTCGGTACCGTCAAAGGCAAGCACCCGGTCATGATCGGTGAAGCCCAGCGCCACGCCGTCCGCCCGCGAAATCCTCCAGCACCAAGACAGCGTGGTTGTACCATCGTCGAGATGGGCCTGCAGCGCAGGGGAGAGGGTTTTCATTCTTTACGTCCGTTCTGCAGTTGAAATGTAAATCTGTTGTCTTTACATATAGGGTGAATTCATCGCAGGAGAATGCGAAATGGTTGCCATGATACCCAATGAGGACGCCCAGCGCCGGTCGCTGATCAACCTTCGTGTAACCCCTCGGGACCGCGATCTGATCGACCGTGCGGCGGCGGCACTCGGCAAGAACCGCTCGGAGTTCATGATGGAGGCCAGTCGGCAGGCCGCTGAGGATGCGTTGTTGGACCGCACCGCGTTTCGGCTGGATGCCGATCAGTTCGGAGCCTTCATGGCGCAGCTGGATGCGCCACCTGCGCCGAACGAACGCTTGCGCAAGCTGCTGGCCACACCAGCTCCATGGGACAAGTGACGCCCGGTGAAGGGCCGCTGACAGCACCCGAACCCCTGAACGATACCCATCAGGTTGATGCCTTCGCTTCTGGTGCGCCGACGCTTGATGCGTGGTTGAAGCGCAAGGCGCAGGCCAATCAGGCGTCGGGGGCATCACGGACCTTCGTGCCCTGCCGGGGGGCGAGGGTTGTCGGCTTCTACGCGCTGGCGGCCGGATCGGTGAGCCTCGATCTGATGCCGCGCAAGCTCAAACAGAACATGCCGGACCCGATCCCGGTCATCGTGCTCGGCCGTTTGGCGATTGATGCGTCTGAGCAGGGCAACGGTCTTGGTCGGGCGCTGCTGCGCGATGCTGTGCTGCGGATCACGGGCGCTGCACATGAAGTTGGCATCGCGGCCATCCTTGTCCACGCTCTGAATGACCGTGCCAGAGCATTCTATCTTGATGCTGGGTTTGCCGAAACGGCAGCAGAGCCGATGACACTGTTTGCCCGTATCAAGGACGTGAAGGCGATGATGGGCGAGGCCTAGCACATCATCTGCGGATCTACAGGAGTGGGATAGAGGTGATCGAACCCAACCGTTCGATATCGAGCGTGACGTCGAGCACGTCAGTGTCAAAGCGGACGGGGACGTCGAATTCGAAGCCTGCGGTGATCGCGACGCCCGCGCCGGGGGCAACGGCGAAGGTGACGCTGCCGGTGGTGCTGTCGACGGTCCAACTGAACATCTGCTCCACCATGCCCAGCGCAATTCGAACCGTGCCCGCAACCGGTTTGGCGATGGCACGGGTCCAGCCCTGCGCGCCGGAAGCGTAGCGTTTCAGAAGTGCGAAGGTCGTGACGGCGGCATTTCCGGTGCCGATGGGCTGGTCGGTCGCGGTGATCGCCTGCGACGGCAGGCAGGATTTGTAGTCGGCCCAGTCCTTGTACCGGAAGCCATGCAGGCGAGCGTTCCGTGCCTCGAAGAAGGCGACGACTGCCGCCAGATCATCGGCACGGCGGATTCCGTAGGCCACGTCAAACCGCCTCCGCGAGTTGGCCCAACTGGCGTTGCGCTCCTCGTCGCCGCTTGCCAGCTCGACAATCTGAGTGCGCCGTTCCGGTCCACCGCGAGCGCCACGGCTGATGTTGTCGGGAAACCGAACCTCATGAAATGCCATCAATATTCTCCGTTGTTCGTGCTCTGGTCCCCGCAACCGGTTCCCACTTGCGGGGTCGCCATCACATGCCCCTCCGGCCCAGCGACACAGCGCGGGCGATGTCGGCCGCGACTTGCGTGCGCGATTGCCGAAAGCTCTCCGCATCGCGTGCCATGATGGTGATGTTGACGGCGGGGGCGCTGGACTGGCCATAGCCAGCCGCCTCCCGGCGCGACAGGACGCGCTCACCCCGTTGCAGGATTGCCGGAACCTCGTCGGGTTTGATGCCTGCCCAGCCGCCGGAATGCATACGTGGTGCACCGGCGAAGGCCATGGCTGGCACCAGGCGTTGGCTGCCCGCCGTGCGGACTACGCCACCGCCATGCAGGATATCCGCAAACAAACCGCCCGCTCCGCCCAGCGCGCCCGAGAGGGCATTGGCAATGGGCCCGAGGATGAAGCGCCGCGCCGCCAGCTTGGCCAGATCGGCGATCATCGATGTGACCAGGTCGCGAAAATCCAGTTTGCCGGTTTTGACGAAAGTAGCCACCGCGTTTTCGGCGCTTTGGAATGCGCCGACCAGTGTCTGGCCGATATCGCCACCAATATCGCGGGCCTTGGCGGCATAGTCGGCGAGTGCTGCGGTGACTGCGCCCCAGCCGGTTGCGGCTTGCTCCGCGCCCTCGGCTGCTGCCGCCCCGGCAGCGCGCGCGGCAGCTCCTGCACCACCGGCAGCAGCGGCAGTCTCGTCCAATTCCAGCCCGAGTGTGTCGGCCGAGGCCGCAGCATCGGCCAGTGCGGCTTCAGCCTCCGCCCCGCTGCCGGTTACCGCGTCGCGCAGGGCTTGCCAGCTGGCCAAAGGGCGGCCAGCGGCATCGGCGAGCATGCCTGCAGCTTCGCGGTAACCATCGGCGCGGGCGTCATCGGCCATCGTCCCAAGACCGAGGTCAGGCGGTTCCAGATAGGTGCGCGATAGCGCGGCGGAGAAGGCATCGGCTGCGGCGGCACCCGCTGCGGTTGCCGCACCCTCAAACGGGTTGCCGATCCGCGCCAGTTCCAAGGGATCCAGCGTGCCGATCCTGATGCCACCTTCGCCCGTTGCCCATTCCGGCAGCAGTGCAAGTGCTGCGTTCAACCCGTTGATGAAACTGTTGATCCGGGTGACGACACCGTTCAGCATCGCCTCGACGCCACTGATCAGCCCGTTCGCTGCCTGGAACGCGAAGTCACCGATGGCACCGGGCAGACTGCCCCAGATCGCC